TGATCAGTGAGGCTGTGGCAACCATGCCCTGCTACCTGTACCGGGTTCGTAATGATAACGGGAGGGAGGCGCGGGAGTGGCTGAGTAATCATCCGGTAGATTTTCTGCTGAACGAGCAGCCTAACGTTTGCCAGACGCCTTACCAGTTCAAGCGCACGATGATGCGCCATTGTCTGCTTAACGGTAACGCCTACGCGGTGATCCAGTGGGGGCGAGACGGCCAGCCACAATCCCTTCACTCTTATGCGCCGGGGGCGGTTGTTCCTGAGCGTATCGGCGAACATAAGTACAAATACACCATCACAGAGCCGTTTACCGGGGCTGTACGTACCTATTTGCAGGAAGAGATTCTGCACCTGCGTTATTCAACCGATGACGGTTTTCTGGGGCGCTCGCCGATCACCATTTGCCGGGAGGCGCTGGGGTTAGGTCTGGCCCAACAGCGCCACGGTGCCAGCATTATGAAAGATGGCATGATGGCGGCGGGCGTCATTACGGCTAAAGAATGGCTGGACAGCGTGAAGGGCAAACAGGCAATGGATGCGCTGGAACGCTACAAAGGTGCAAGGAATGCCGGGAAAACGCCGATCCTTGAAGGGGGGATGGACTACAAACAGCTTGGCATGAGCAATCAGGATGCCGAGTGGCTGGCCTCCCGCCGTTTCACCATTGAAGATATTGCCCGCATGTTCAACGTGTCGCCCATCTTCCTGCAGGAATACAGCAACAGCACCTACAGCAACTTCAGCGAGGCAAGCCGCGCTTTTCTCACCATGACTATGCGCCCGTGGCTGGCGAACTTCGAGCAGCAGATTAAATCCGCGCTGCTGGTGGCTTCTCCTGTGCCGGGTATTCGCTATCAGGTGGAGTTTGATTCTGCTGACCTTCTCCGCGCTACTCCTACCGAACGCTACGCAACCTATGAGCGCGGCATCAAGAGCGGGATTATGAACCCGAATGAGGCCCGCGAACGCGAGGGGATGCCTCCGCGTGAAGGTGGTGATGAGTTCAGCCAGGCATGGAAGCAGGAAGTTAAGGTGAGTAAGGGCAATAAGGACGGTGACGAATGAGAGCAGGAAAGATGAAACGCCGCGTCACTATTCAGCAGTTCGTCAGTCACCAGGACCCGAACACGGGTTCTGTCACTAAAGAATGGCGCGATGTTGTCACCGTTTGGGGAGAGATAGACAGCGTAAGCGGGCGGGAGCTTGTAGCCGCCCAGGCTGAACAATCAGAAATGACCGTGAGAATCTGGGTTCGCTACCGCAAAGGCATCACCACCAAAAACAGGCTGATCTGCACAGAAAAAGGAATGCCTTTAACCATCTACGACATCAAAGCCGTTCTGCCTGATGCAGATCGTACCCGTCTTGAAATTATGTGTACCGGAGGGCTGACCAGTGGCTGAAACCATAGAACTTGCTGAAGCAAAACTTCACTGCCGTATTGATGGCGATGATGAAGATTTGCTCATTCAGGCTTACATCGATGCGGCTCTGGAGGTTTGCCAGAAACATATCGGCAAGCGGTTTGATAGTGGGCTGGAGCTTACCCCGGCTATCAAAATCGGTTGTCTGATGTACGTCTCTCAGTTGTACGAGTACCGCACGATGATTAGCGATGTGGAGGCGAAAGAGGTTCCTCTTGCTGTCTCCGCGCTGTGGTCTGTCTATCGTGACGTGGGGGTGTACTGATGCCGTGGCAACCCTTACGCCGTTGCACTGAGCCGGGATGCAACAAGCGCGTGAAGTCTGGTAAATGCGATGAGCATAAACGGGAGGTGTGGCGGGCACAGGATGCCAGACGCGGCCACCGTCGCGCCCGTGGTTACTCAGCAGCATGGGAGAAGTATCGCGCCCAGTATCTAAAACGCTATCCCCTGTGCGCTGAGTGCCAGAAGCAGGGCCTCTTCGTTCCTGCAAAGATTGTCGATCACATCATCCCTATCGACGGCGGTGATGATGTTCTGTTCTGGCCTGAGTGGAATCACCAGCCGTTATGCCAGACGCATCATAACCAGAAGACCACACAGCAAGACCCTATCACCAAAGCCAACCGCAAAGCGGGGATGTACCACGAGCAGGAAGAGCGGGCAGCACAGCGCAATAACTGGATGTATGAGGTTGATCATGAATGAGAAAGACGTGGTGAATCTGTATCAGTCGCTGGCCCGATGCCGTGATGGCTTCATGCAGACCCGCACCAGACGCGATGAGCGCCAGCCTGTGCAGCGCATGAGTGAGCGTGACCGGGAGTTGCGGGAATGCTTCCGCAACCGCTGACAGGCCGCACCGGTGGGGTGGGGGAGGTTTTCAGGACGAACACGAGGGCGCCAGGCACCACCCGCCCCCTCAAATTTTTTCGCACGGTGATTTTTTTGAAAATAAAACGGAAAGGAAAACAGTAAGTTATGGCAAGACCACCCAAACCGCCCGCTTACCTTGATGAAATCGCGGCGCAGCAGTGGAAAGCAAAGGCGAAGCAACTGGCGGAACGCGGTGATCTGACGCCTGCCGACTGGAACAACCTTGAGCTTTATTGCGTCAACTACTCGATGTACCGCAAAGCCGTGGAGGACCTTGCCGCGCGGGGATTCAGCATTGTGAACAGCCAGGGTGGTGAGAGTCGCAACCCGGCCCTGAGCGCAAAGGCTGATGCCGAAAAAATTCTCATAAAAATGTCGTCTCTGCTGGGCTTTGATCCGGTAAGCCGTCGCCGCAACCCGCCTGAAACTGAAGAGGAAGACGAACTTGACCGCATGGAATGATTACGCCATCGCCATAAAATCGGGCGAAATTCCGGCCTGTAAGCGGGTAAAACAGGCCGTCGAAAGGTACTTTTCAGACCTGAATGACCCCCGTTACGTGTTCGATACAGCGACCGTAGAGCGGTTTATTGCGTTCTCCCGGCTTTGTCCTCATGTCAAAGGGCCGTTGCGCGGTCAGCCTATCATGCTGGAGCCGTGGCAGCAGTTCGCCTTTGCTAACCTGCTGGGCTTTAAGGTCAGTGCTACGGGGCGCAGGAAGTACAGCAGCGCCTTTATCGAGGTGCCGCGTAAGAATGCCAAATCCACCGTAGCTGCAATGCTGGCTAACTGGTTTCTGGTGATGGAGCAGGGACAGCAAGACATTTACACGGCGGCGGTGAGCCGGGATCAGGCTCGTATCGTGTTCGACGATGCCCGTCAGATGTGCCTGCTGTCAAAACCGCTGAAAAAGCGCGTGAATATTCAGGCTCATAAAATGATTTTCCCGAAGAATAACAGCCTGTTAAAGCCGCTGGCGGCGAAAGCGGCCACCATCGAGGGGACGAATCCCAGCCTGGCTATTGTCGATGAGTACCACCTTCACCCGGATAACGGCGTTTACTCCGCACTTGAGCTGGGTATGGGGGCACGTCCTGAAGCGGTTTTATTCGCCATCACCACCGCCGGGAGTAACGTTGTTTCTGCCTGCAAGCAGCATTACGACTACTGCTGTCAGATTCTGGCCGGGGAAGAGAGCAACGATTCGCTGTTTGTTCTGATTTACGAACTGGACGACGAAAGCGAGGTTGATCAGCCTGAAATGTGGATCAAGGCTAACCCGAATCTGGATATCTCCGTTGATGCGGCAAAACTGGAGGCCACTATCCAGAAAGCACGGGGCATCCCGTCGCAATGGGTGGAGATGCTGACCAAACGTTTCAATATCTGGTGTCAGGGTTCCACACCGTGGATGGGCGCGGGGGCCTGGGACGCCTGCAAACTCGACTATGAAGAAAGCGAGCTGGCCGGAATGGAATGTTATGCAGGTCTGGACTTGTCCTCAACCAGCGATATCACCAGTGTAAATTACGCTTTTCCGTTCGACAGGGAGATTAGGTTACTGACAAGGCACTATCTGCCGGAAGCGACACTTAATAATGTTTCCAATAAAAACCGCGCCATTTACCGCCAGTGGGTGAAAGCAGGCTGGATTCGTACCACTCCCGGCGACTGCATCGATTATGACCGCATCCGCGACGATATTCTGCGCGATGCCGAAACATTCAATATCCGTCTGGTGGGCTTCGATACGTGGAACGCCACGCATCTGCGTACCCAACTACAGGGGGCGGGCCTTGACGTAGAGCCGTTCCAGCAAACCTATCTTAAATTCAGCCCGGTAGCGAAATCGTTTGAAGTGTTCGTTAACCGCAAGGTGGTGCGCCATCGCGGCGATCCGGTACTGGCCTGGGCGATTGGTAACGTGGTGATGGAGTCCGACGCCAACGCCAATATCAAGCCCAACAAGAAGAAATCCTCCAACAAGATTGATCCGGCAGTGGCTGCGTTAATGGCGTTCGGCACATTCCAGGCTGAGCATGAGGATTTTGCATTTGATATGAGCGAAAGCCACAAAGATCGCCTCAGTCATTTTGACGGGGTGTAAGGAGAAAGATTATGGCAGGTAAATCATTAGGCACTCTCACCATTGACCTGATCGCCAGAACCGGCGGTTTTGTCCAGGGTATGGATAAAGCCGAACGTTCATCACAAAAATGGCGGGATAACGTTAAAAAAGATGCCGCAGCCGTGGGTTCAGCCCTTGCTGCTGTTGGCACAGCCGCAGCAGCGGCGGCTATCGGTGTTAGTGCCGCTGGTATTGCACTGGTAAAAAATACCTCAGAGCAGATCACTGAAACTGATCGCTGGGCTAAATCGCTAAAAATGTCTACTCAGGATTTGCTTTCATGGCAGTTTGCTGCTGAGAAAGCAGGGTTGACCGGGGATAATATTGCTGACATCTTCAAGGATATTAACGATAAAGTCGGCGATGCTGTCCTGAACAAGTCAGGTGAGGCTGCTCAGGCTCTGGATACTCTCGGGCTTTCAGCTGAGAAACTGGCCCAGCAATCCCCTGATAAGCAGTTACTGGCTATCAGCTCGGCATTGCAAAAAATCCCCTCTCAGGCCGGGAAAACTAATATCCTCGAAAGCCTGGGGAATGACCTGTCAAAAATGCTGCCGTTGTTCGACAACAATAACGAGAAGCTGAAGCAGTTTATCCAGCTGTCAAAAGATTTTGGTGTCGCTCCGCCCCAGGAGGATATTGATAACCTGGTTAAGGTTAATCAGTTTTTCCAGGATATTGAGAGCAGTGCACAGGGGTTAAAGATCGAGATTGCCAGTGGCCTGGCTAAAGTAGACCTCTCACCGATTCAGGATGGACTTGATGATATCCGGGATGTGTTTACCGATCCTGCTGTTCTGTCAGGTCTGGCAAAGCTGGTCGGAGGGATGGCGGAACTTGTTGGCTGGATGGGTAAGCTAAGTTCTGAATCTGCTAATTTTCTCAGCCATATATTTGAAGTGCCTGACAGGTTTAAGGCGGGTGGCTGGTACGAGTTTGAAAAAAATCAGAGATTAGGAGCAATAGCAGATACGCTTCAATCAGATTTAGGGGTAATAACTAAACCATCTTCAAACTCTGAGTTGCCAATAAATAATAACCTGCTCCCCGGGCAGAGCAATCAGAAACAAACTCAAAAGCCTGATGCTGAGGCAAAAAAACTTGAAAGTGCCTATAAAGCCGTAGAACAGTCATATTTAAAGCAAATTGCGCTGGTGGATCAGCTAACCGGGAAAACCAAAGACGCCACTGAAGTAGAAAAACTACATTTCGATTTAGTATCTGGTCGTCTGGTTGGGATAAATAAAGAACAGCAAATCAGGCTTGAGGGCTTGGCCTCAGAAGTTGATAAATATAACGCGTTGTCAAAATTTCGAGATTTGCAGGATGAGTTATTAACTCCAGAAGAAAAATTACTTAAAACGACGAAAGAGCGTTTTGAAGTATTAAAAAATATTCAAGGTATTACGGGTATCAGCCCTGAAGAATATAAAAAAGCCGCCAAGGCCATATCGAAAGCGTCATTTTCCGACGCGCCAAAATTTAGTGGTCTTGATCCGATGTTTGGCGGTGAGTCTGGAGAGTTGAAAAAAGTTGATGACGCACAGAAAGAGCAGGAAAAATGGTATCAGAACCAGCTCGATTTGCTGGAACAGAACCGCCAGGCACGTTCTGATCTTAATGAGGAGTGGGACGCCAGAGAGCTTGAACTGAAGAAAAAACACCAGGATGAAATGAATAAGCTCGATGAAGCCCGTAATCAGCTGATGTTGAGCAGTGTTGTCGATGGGCTTGGTTCTATGGTGGATTTGACCCGTACAGCTTTTGGTGAGCAATCAGGAGTATACAAAGCCGCGTTTGCAGTTCAGAAAGCCGCGGCTATTGCTCAGTCTGTTATCGCTATCCAGCAGGGGATCGCGATGGCGGCTGCAAACCCTTTCCCGTACAACCTTGCAGCGATGGCCAGCGTAGCCGCTTCTACAGCCGGTATTGTGTCGAACATTGCGGCCGTGGGTATGGCTCACGATGGTATTGATGCTGTTCCAGAAACCGGAACATGGCTTCTCCAGAAGGGCGAACGCGTAGTCACGGCGAATACCAGCGCGAAACTGGATGCGACCCTTAACCGTGTCGCCCAGCAATCCACTTCTGGTAATCAGATTTCCCAGGAATTTAATTTTAACGTTAATGGCGATCCTTCTGATGCTCAGATAGCCATGATGAAGAAAGCGGCCGCTGACGGTGCCAAGATGGGGTATCAAAAGGCGGTCAATTCAGTAATTACTGGTCAGGGTGATTTGCACAAGGCTCTGATGACGAAAACTAATTCAGGCAGAAAAATAGGGTGATGAAGATGACAGAACTTGAAAGTTTATTTTACGAGATGATGCCGGGTCATATTGCCCACGCGATGAAAATTGAAGGGGCAAAAATTCTGGCAGAAAGTACGCAGAAAGAGGCCGAACGTCAGTCAACGTTAACCGGCCTGTCTCCCGAACTTATCATTCAAACTGCGATTCAGGCGATCTCTATGCAGATGAAAAACTGGAAAGTAGTCCACTGACAAGGTTATGGCCCTCAACCGGGGGCCACACTATTAGCTGAGGTGCTGCATGTTAAAAAGAGAAGCTTTAGAGTCTGCCATTATCAGCGCAGCGAAATTGCAGGGGAATGAGCTCAACGGGCAAGACAAACTGGCGATCCGTACCAGCGTTGCGGCTTGTCTGGCCGCGAAGAAACGGCACCGCCAGCGGATGAATACAGGCGCATTTGAGTGGAAAAAGCCACAAAGCCCGCGCCGCTAGATGGCTGGTGGATACTTGTTCATACTTCCTTGCGGTATCCTATAGGTATCCTAGAAAAGACTAAGGGCCTACGTTTTCACGTAAGCCCTTGATATTTGGTGGCCCCTGTTGGGTTTGAACCAACGACCAAGCGATTATGAGTCCGAACTATATTCTAATAAAAACAAAGATATACAGTTAAATCAAACGCATAGCATTTCGTATATTGTCGAAAAGTATTGCATAGTGCTGCGCTGTGCTGCCATTTTGCTGCCACTTATCAGGTTTAATGGGTTAAGTTGAACCGCTTCTGTCAGGTGGTCAGGGGCGAAGTGAGCATAACGCATCGTGACTTTAATATCTGTATGCCCGAGGATGCGTTGTAAGACTAAAATATTGCCGCCGCCCATCATGAAATGGCTGGCAAAAGTATGCCGTAAAACATGCGAAAGCTGACCGTCAGGAAGCTCAATTCCCGCCCGTTTTATTGCGCTCCTGAATGCTGAGTAACATCCGGTAAAGAGCGGTTTAGAGGTTCGGCTTTTGGGTAGTAATTCATAAAGCTCTTCACTGATTGGAACAGCTCGGTTCTTCTTGCCTTTCGTTTTGATAAAAGTGATTTTTCCGGGGCTTATCTGCTTTCCAGTTAAACTTTCCGCCTCACCCCATCTTGCTCCGGTTGCAAGGCAGATTTTAACAATCATGGTTAAATCCTCCGCCTTGCTTTTTTCACATTCTTCCAGCAAGCGAGCCGCTTCCTCAACTGTAAGCCAGGCCAGCTCAATTTCTGCGATCTTAAACTCTCTGACGTTTTCAAGAGGGTTGGGTGCTGTCCAGTCATCAAGTCTTTTCAGCTCGTTGAACATAGCCCGAAAGTAAGCTAGTTCAAGATTAACCGTGCGAGGGGTGACAGCCTTAACGCGATCAGAGCGGGTTATTTTTCCGCTTAACCGCTGTTCTCTATAAGTTGAGAACAGTTTAGCGTTGAATTCCGTAGCGAGGGGATCACCCATTGCGAGACAGGCAAACTCCATTGCGCCTTTACGCTTTTCACCATCAGCAAGCGTAACGCCATGTGCGTTATACCAAGCTGTAACCAAATCCCGAACGCGGCGTTTATCAGTTTTCTCGCCCAGCCACGGCTTATCTTGAGCCTGATCTTTTATGTGGCGCTCAAATGCTAAAGCCTCCCCTTTGGTCGCGAACTGGCGACGGATGCGCTTTCCATCCCTACCGTTTGGGAAAACCTGAGCCTGCCATTTTCCAGTGGGTAATTTGCTTACAGCCATTATTGATTGCTCGCATTATCTCGATAGTCTTTAATTTTCCCAGCGGCAAGTAAGCAGATAACCACTGTATAGATATGCTGTACCGTTGGTGAGAGATACATTGCAACAAACATAAGAGTGAGTAGGAACGCAGGCCCGATACATAGAGATATGAAGCTGGCAAAAGGTCCTTTTTGCTTCTCTTTGGATGTTAAGTGAGCCATTGTGAGGCCGGAAATAAGTACCAACGCTAACTCAATTAATGTAAGCATAATCACTCCGTGAAAGTTGTTTTTCCTATGATCTTTCCTAAAACTAAAATCCCGGACACTTCGCATTCGAAAGACGCAGGCCCATTCTCAACCCGCAACCGCGAGCCTGGTAATCTGTAAATTCGTCTAACGCTGTAAAATCCATCAATCTCTATGAACCATACTCCATCGTTTACTTCACCCTTATATTCATCCACTAGATACACATCGCCTTCAAACTTCACTAAAGAGGGGCTTGTTGCATTATTAGGGATTAGATGCGAATCGTAATGAACAGCTATTGAGTCTGAAATAATCCCGTTTGTGATTTCTTTATATTGCAAACGCAACCCATTTTCAGAAGCGTTGTTCATTCCGGGGCTGCCTTGACCAGTTGCTAACCACAATAGTGAGGCGCCAGTATCAAGATGACACGCGATAACCCAGTCATGCGGGAAAGTGTCGCGCATCCATCGGTTCGCCATAGTGCTTTGCGATATCCCAAGACGGTCACATAGAGCTTGGCGAGTGCTGAATCCATAGGCTTGAAGGATGCGTGTTATTGCCTCTTTGCCTCCGCTCTGAGATGAGAAATTAAATTTTGACACCCCATTTGGGGTTTCATTTTTGTTTGACATATTTCAAATGTGATCCTATCATCGGTTTTGTGGTGTTCGGAATAGCTTGGAATGGTTCCGAATAGTGAGGTTTTAAACACAATCTGAGGGATAGTGCATCATGAATCGTAATTTTTCAATGCGCCCTAGCATCAATCTTGTGGTGTCTGAACC